TAAAGACGTTGTCAACGTACTTCTCAAAATTGATCTCTGGTGTGTACGACTCATCGACAACAGCTTTCTCTGGTTCCCTGATGGAAGGTATCTCTTCTAGCTTGGCATTGGTGGCAAACGTAGCAAATTCATCAGCGGTTTCTTTGTATGGAGTAGTGTATCTGATCCTGGCGTACTTGTCTTTGAGATAACCCTCAAGCATAACACGTTGCATCCATTCATCGGCTGAATCGTCGTGCAACTCGATATCGACGAATGGTATCTCATGCGGATTGGGTTGTCTCTTGGTTAGCCAGACATTCCCATGCCCAAGATACACGAGAGACACGCCACGAGGATCTGGGCAATCTAGGTCGTGGAAATTGCGTGATAAAGGAGCACCAACATTGATGAAATTATGGCTAGTCCGAGATGGTGAATGGTGGTGACCATTAAAGACTATGGAGTTATTCTTAAATATTGACGGGTCAACACCATCTTCCGCTACGATGGATTTGTGCAACAACCCACCTTTCACAGTCATGTGAGTGAAATAAATATCCGCATGGTGGATCGCTTGGGTTGGATTTTCTACCCAAGGCACGTAACCAACAGTCACTCCGTTTATTTGATGCATACAAGGAGTAGCAATAACTTCTATGTGCTTGAATTGGTCTATCAAGCACATGTTATGTTGGCAATACTCTATTGATTTCCAGTCGTGGTTACCAACAAGAAATGCCGACGCTGCACCCGATTCATAACATGCTTCAGAAATCAAACCAATACAAGTGTCAGCCACATGCAAGCAAAGAGTGTCCACATATCCAATGGATTCAAACAAATCACCTAGAAAAACCACCAAATCTGGTTCTTCCTCGGTGATCACACTAGCTATCCAGTCACAAGTATCGATCACCCTTCGCAAGTATGTATTTAGACCATCAGGAGTCGGAGTAGAAAATTCAGCCTTCGTAGCAATATGCAAGTCACCAAAAACAACAGCACTAAACTTGTAGTCGCTCATTCAGCACCTTCAACACGTTCTATCCTTTGTTGCTCTATGTATTGAAACGCTTGGATGTATTCATTAATGTTACAGTAATGCTGCAAGTTATTATCATCTTCTGTATGAAAATCGTAGCAACCGTCCCACTTGCAATGCCCCATAACAGGGAGGTCAGGGGTCATATCTTGGTGAGTTATCTTAAAATACATTACCACTTTGTTATCGTGCAACCAAGTTGTGACTTTCAATCCGCCAATGATGTTTTCCACTACCATCAGTGCAACCTCTGAAATGGGATAACCCAGTGATGCAAGTCATCAACAATAGAAAACAAATCCAACTCTGACAGCAAGTGTTTAGTTTTGATCAGATCCACCTCTGGTCGCGCCAGTATTGATGCTGTTATTTCGTCACAAGCATCTTCGCCAATCTCTTCTTCTGTCAAGTCTATAATTTCGTGATTTCGATAAACTATGTCTATGTTGTCGGCTATTTTTCTGATGCGTTTGTTGGTGCTATCGCTGCAATAGTTAAACAACGTATCAAAGGGATATTCGTAGTCTTCTATGTCCGACAGCACCTTTTCGATCGTCACCTTCCCAACACCAGGGATGCCGGGTATTTTATCGCTGCCTGGATCGCCATACAAGGATTTCCTTACCATAAACTGTTCAGAGGGATAACCCATCTGTTGTTCGAAGTTGTCCAAGCCAACGATGTATTCCTTGAGTGGGCGATACAACCTGGTGCGATGCAATCCGTTCAAGACGGACCCATGCAACAATTGCAAAAAGTCGCTATCATCGGACACTATCAACACGTTGTGACGATCGCGAAATGAAATCGATAGATGGCCAATAACATCATCGGCTTCATAGCCAGGTATACGGATAAAATGTACCGCCAGCCTCTCCAATATGAACTTCAACAGTTGGCGCTGTCTCTTGAACGATAGAAAATAAGATAGTCTGTCCTCGTCTGGCTCCTCATAGAAAGGGTCAGACTCGTCCCTATACCTTGGCCCCTTGTATTCTGGCAACAAAGCTCTGCGTCTCTGGGAGATGCCGCCATCAAACACCACATAGCATCTCTTTATTTGGTTTACAGACAGCAGAGCTTGCAAACTCCTCAAGAAGCCGAACACACCGCCAGTTGGTTTCCCATATCTATTTTCTAACTCTTCCAACGCAGGAACACGCATTGTACGATGCAGCATATTGTTGCCATCTACGATCATCACAGTCATAGCTTCACCAATATGCCACTACACAGCCTGCGTAGAAATGGCTTATCATCATATGCCAGGTAATGTGGGCTAGAAGGGTGGTCTCTATATTGCAAACCACAACAACCGCATATAACACCACCTCCAGCCCTAACAAATGGTTCAGGAGGGTCAGTAGGGAATTTGCCGTGATAGTCGCCTGCCAACAATTTATCTATTTCGTCGATAGAAAATCCGCCACGTTGAGCTATTCTTTCTAAAGATTGATCATGGCCACAACGTGTGTATTCAACATATGCCTGTTCTGCAATAACCCAAGGTATCCACCTTGGAGACCATATGTATTCTCTCCTACCAATTGACAGTATTGGAAACCTTTTCCCAGTCATAGCTTCACCAATTCTACTCAATCCAACTACAACAACCGTCAGTTGTACAGAAAGCTCGGACATGACCGTTATAGCTGTTACCTCCGAAATTCAAAGTACCGTCACAATTTGGACAGGGTATATGGTAGGTATCATCCCTATAACGAGAACCTGAGTGACGGAAGAACTCATTCACTGCCTGTACAGCTTTAGAGAACCTCTCCATAGCTGACTTTTCTTCATCAGTCATCATTTCCCTAGGACCATACTTGAAGTCGAGAACTTTAGACTTCTCTGTCATAGGTTGAACTGAGACGATATCATCCGCAGTCAGTGTTGGTAATTTCTTCCCAGTCATTGCATAACCACACTCAGTTTTGCTCGAGGTTTCTCATACATGAATACCACTTTATCGAATGCCCTATGCCCAATCCTGCGAGCGGCTGCCTTGGTCAAGTCAAATTGACCTCTATATCTCCAACCCTTCTTCAACTTTATCTGTACTTGATGCCAGTGGCAACGTTTCTTCCATCTGATTTTCCTGGCGCGGAATCTGCCCTTGGGAGTGTCAGGTTGTCCCTTACACGGGCGAATAGCTCCAAAGGGACCGCGATCGTGTACAACAGTATAGGTACACTTCTTCGTACGAGTGCTACAGAGATAACCCACGGTACCGAGAGGTATAGTGCGGTGTGCAATATGGTCGTCCGTATGTTTGAACCTTCCCCCATTGGCCTTTATTTCTCCGCAATTACCGTCGCCAGGATAATAAACTGTAGCTCTTCCAAAGTCTATTGCGTATTGTGAGTTGATAGCCTGCAGTAGCAGCACAGCATATACCACGCTAATCCTCCGTCATATCAACTCCGGAATCCCAGGCTTCATCAACGCAAGCTTCCATGTGCTCCAACAAATCTGGATATTGTTCCAACACATCATTCAGTTTCTTCTGATAAAACACTAGTTCTTCGCCTGGTTCCGGATAATCAACAACATGCACCTTTCCACCATAAAGACTGGCGTGTGGCGTATTGTCGATCATGAACAAAAGCATCTCATACCCATAATCAACACCGTGAGAATAGGTGATGGGCATGTCAACCCTGCGGTTTGGCGCTTCCATCTTGTCCTTTATGTTACTTGCGCCAATAAGAATTCCACTATTAGTAGACGGATAGTTGAATCGCTGTATATGCCAGGTCTTAATGCGTTTGCTAGCGAAAAATTTAATCGCGTCACCGCCACTGGCAGACAACTTCTTCGGACCACCACCAAAACCGCCAGTCTTGATCTGTGTTATCGTCTGGCTAATGAACACCAGAGAAGCATTGGACTGTGCGATCCTGGAGGTTATTCTTCGACAACCTTCTCTCACTTTTCGCGGCTTGTCAGCTATTCCGTCCTGGTATCTGTTGTTCGCTTTCTCTCCTTCCGTTTGGCTAGCAGAAATCGTGTCCCATACAAACACTATCGGCATGTCTGTTGGAAACCTGCCCGGAGCACGCAATCTATCCAGTGTCTCGAACAGCGTTTGAAAGCCAAGCTCTACGGTATCGGCTTGCAAATGCAAATGTCGATCTGGATCGTGACCCATGCGAAGCGCCCTATCACGTTTCCAACTGGTTTCGGCATCCAACAACACACTAATACCACCAGCTTGTTGAAAGCCAATCATGATATGCGATGCCAGCGTTGACTTACCAGTCGAGGGATCGCCATATATCTCGGCGATTCTGCCCAACGGACACCCACCACCCAACAACAGATTCAACATTTTGGAAGTGGTAGGAATGACCCGATCGGCTACATCCGACCAGTTGTTATCTGCCCCTGCGATAGCAACGTCGTATTTGACAGCTTTGTTTATTTCTTTTGCTGCCTCACGCAGCCGATCGGACCAATCCATTATAGACCCTTCTTTTTCTTAGCACCCATGCAGGACATCTCTTCGGGACACAACAAACACTTCTCCAGATCGGTGCTGAATCCGATCGATCCATCATCGTGTGGTTCGGGGTTGCTCACACCAGCATGGCACTCTGGTACCGAATCCGGGTCTATATCATCAATCGTGTTGGGGGCTTCGTCGGATTTCTTCTTTCTCTCCCTGCGAGCGGGTTCGTCTCTCCTCGCCTCCGACTTGGTCTCCCTCTCATCGTACTTTTCTTCCGCTACGCGCCGTCTGGCCCTTGCCCTAGAAGCTTCTTCTTCGTCCTTGCTATCGGACTTGTTACGATATACTTCATATAGCCTATCTGCAGCTCTCTCTATCCTAGCAATGTTTTCGTCAGTGGGGGCAGCATAATATTTGTCAAGGTCGATAATCTGGTCAAGCCACTTGCCGACGTCATCATCGTCATCACTCATAGAACATCGCTCTGGGATGAACCCCGGTACGTATTCGACCTGCTTGCGACCACGCTTGTTCTTCTTGGTGCCCTTATTCACGCAAACATCAAATCCGCGCTCGATGTCGGTGATATCGCCGATCTTTGGATTATCGATCTGCAGAGTCACCCAATTGCGCACCTTGGGTGTGAACCTGGTGATTTGCACACCTTTTTCCTCTTCATCACGATCGATACACTGGGCATACCAGTTGGTGGCAGCAGATTGACGGCGGAGATCCATGTCAGGATGCTTCACCATCAACCGCTCGAGCACATCACAAATCGGGCAGCTATCAAACTTTGATGGCCAGGTGTTCAGACAATCATGAATACGATCATCGTCACCGAGGGGCAGCTCGAAGTGAGTCATTTTCTTCTTGAAAATGAAACCTCGAGCGTTGTATGGTGGCATGAACCTGAGGTTATTATCGCCATCTTTCCAATCGTAGAAATCGGCTCCGTCTTTACCGCCACCACTAGACTGGTTTTGCCGGATGTCCTCGGCATCTTCTTTGACAGCATCCATATTCAACGCATGGACTTTGAATCTCATATTGACTATCCTCCGTGCTCGTCGGCAGCTATCATACGACGATAATTGACAGTGAGATTTTCTAACTTCTGATTGCGACCAAACACCAGTTTAGACAAGTATTGCATGTCATTATTCAGTGATTTGTTAGAACGCTTAGCTTCTCTAGCCTCCCTGACTTCTTCGTTTTGCAGCAAAATAGAGTCAATGTCATCCTTTGTCCTTTTGTAGCCAGATTCCGGGTCCTTTATTGGTATGTCAACCTTGAACGTGCTCTCTATCTCTCCTAAAAGGTCGTCTGCGTCCTCGTACTGATCGCCATATTTGCCAAGTAGGTACACCATGATGGCTTCCATCTTCATCTGGTGTTCCCACATGTCATCGATCTGTTCAAAGTCCTTGCGCTTAGCAACATTGAGAGAATCAATCAACTTTTTCACCCATGGCCTATCATCACTATCTAGGCTGGGGTTTCTGATAATACGGGCCATTAGTGGCAAGAACCATTCGCTTCTCATGCTCATGCCGCGAACTCCCACACTACTTGCATGCGCTGTTTTTCTTCTTTTTCGTATGCCTTGGCAGTGCCAGGGATGGGCTTTGGGGGCTTGTCCCACGATAATAAGGTGCGTTTCAACAGGGAATAATCCTCAACAGACCCATCCACCTTGACCTGTCTTGGTTTATCGGTTAGAGACAATGTGCACGTGTTGCCCCACGATATACCCACTTCGAAATCGACCTTCAGTGGGACAATAAGCCATGGCAGATGGTTGTGCATCCAATCCACCATCATTTTCTTGGCTATGATCAGTGTTTGATACAATTCACCAGGCCAAATGGCATGACAAATGGAATCGTGCACGGTGGCCCATACGTTGGTCTTCATTTCTCTCGAGTTCAAAGCTTCAACAATCAATCGTAGAGCTGCAGTAGCAATGTCACCAGCCGTCATCTGTATCGGGTTGTTGATCCCACGTCTGCGGAGGTCGTCACGTTCGAAGTCCTGCAAGTCAAATCTTCTGCGAAAATCAAAATAAGAGTATATTGCCTTGTTCTTGTTGGCCAACTCCTCTTGTCTCTGGAAATACTTCCTCACGGTCGGAAACGTGTCAAGGTACTTTTTGATGATCACCTGTGCTTCTTCTTTAGTGATCTTCAAATCGTCGGCGACAGCTTGTGCGCCTCTGCCACCAATAGCCACACCGAGGGAAACAGCTTTGAGATTACTACGATCTGCCTTCTTCAGTTGGTCCTCCGGTATGCCAAGACACATGGCACCAACAAAGGTGTGGATATCTTTGTCATCCCTGAAAGCTTGGATCATGGCCTCGTCGCCAGTGTAATTGGCCAACATCCTCAACTCCATTTGCGAATAGTCGAAGATGCCGATCAAACCTTTAGGGTGGTGAGGCACCACACAAGTCTTGACAATACTACCACGTTTGATGCCATGCCAACCAGGGTGACCCTTCACATTGAGACGGAACGTTTCAGTAGTTCGCACACCGAAGTTAGCGTGACCGATGTTATCCTCGTCCAAGTGAGCACCAATCTTATTTACCCAACTGCCGAGTGTCTTATGGTCAGTGTTATATTCAATAAGCTTGTCGATCACTTCTATGATTTTGTTGATCTTTGATTTTTGCTCTAGATCTTCTGTCTTCCTGGCTTTTCCTAATGCCTCCACCAATGATTGATGGATTTCGTCGATCACGTCTTTGTCCACGGATCGATTGCCAGCATCCGTCACTCTGGGACAGTCGAGACCAAGGATATCGTACAGCAAGATAGCCTTATTGACGTAATACCCAAGCTTTATTTCTTGTACTTCTTTCTTAGCAGTCCTGTTCCTGATGCTGCGTATTCTTTCAATGTACCCACGATCATCAAACCACTCATAAAGGTCTGCCAGGTTTTCCTCTAACCTCACTCTGATTTCACTCAGACGAGCATTATCAACCTTCACCCCTCTGAATTCCATCTCAGCGATCGGCAGAATAGCAGGCACAGACCATTTCTTGTGTGCTTCCCACAAATCCTCATCGCGCAACATCCGATCAAAGACTTCCCACAGACGGAAAGTGCCATCAGCATCGGCGCAACAATACCGATGCACAATGTCCAAATCAACATCGCCCATGTGTTTGGGGCGATAGATCTGTGGGTCGTTCTTGAAGAACTTGCATCCGAATGGCGGTTGCTTTGGGTCAATCTCTACTGGGTGATACCTTTGTTCTAGTGGTATCCAATCCGGTATCTCCAGTAACGCATGGCTCAACTCCTCCTTATGGTTGACCATGTCAGTAAACCTGGTCACCAAAGTCTCCAAGCCATGCTCGGTACCATCGTTATAGATCGTCCAACTCTGCAACATCGTGTCATCCACGATGTGTTTTATTATGATGCCAGCAACCCTAAGCCACAAAATATCGAACTTCAAATTGTGCCCGATCACAGGCACTTCTTCCAACATGTCGTTCAATATCGATACGATTGCATTCAGTTGAAGGGTGTCTTTCCAGAACGGTGACTCAGGATGATTGAACGGTATGGTGAACGCTCTGCCAGACCCATCGGATATTGACAGAAGGAGCAATTCCCCATATGGAAGCAAAAACATTTCCAACCCGGTAGTCTCGGTGTCGAGAGCGATTCCGGGTATCCTCCCTGCTCGATATTCATCTTTTATGTTTTGGCAAGCATCGGCTATGGCTTCTATGGAATCGAGGAGTTTGTAATTACCCCATTGGGTGTGCTCTTCACCGCTGGCCTTGAGATACAAATATCTAAGGTCCTCTGTCAGCATTTGCTCCAGGGCTTCTGCCGACATGCTGAACTTGCCATGCTTTGGTTTGTTTTCACCACTGCGCAAAATAGCGGATGGGTGATATGACGGCCAAAGGGTGAACTCCTCGCATTTTAGATCTTGATATCCATCCCTGATGGCACTGGCGAGGGCTTTTTTCATTTGCCCTTCTGTCCGTGCCCCATAATCCTCGCCAGTGACAGTCACACAGCGCTCATACCGATATTTTAGTGTTGGTACTTCTACAAAGTGTCTTTTCTGTCTGGACTTTCCTACAGTCTTGGCTTGTGGCAAGAAGAAATTGATCGCTGACATGCCGAGAGGAACAATAAACACCGGACGATATTTAGAAATCGCCAACTCCAAATATCGTCTGCAAGCTGTTATTTCGTCAGCCTTGGGAGGCCTGACTCCCTTTCTGTGATTGCGCTCATCTTTCCATGGTACGCAACGAACAATGTTCTCAAATCGACACCATGATTGTGGTATGCCGATATTTTCTAGTATCTCATTCAGCTTCTTGCCTGCAGGACCAACAAATGGTTCGTTCTTTTTGTCCTCCTTCCTGCCTGGCGCCTCCCCAACAAACATAATGATCGGCTTTTCAGTTCCTCTTCCAGGCACACATACAGAGATAGCGTGTTTGTGGAGCGAACATTTGGTGCAGTTGGCCATGACTTATAGTTTGTCCAACTCTGCTTTAACTTCCTTGGTGAAATTGATCTTTGCTTGACAGTCTGCCCATTTGACCATTGTGTGGGGCACACCATCGATATCGAACACTGTGCCAATGAATCTGGCCACCAGCCAATATTCGCCAGACTCACATTGCGGTTCGTTGTCTCTCAGTCCAGGACCAGCCGTGACGATGCGTGCTACCAAACTTTCTTTCTTGGCGGATTCCGGCGTGATGATCAGCTGGGACGCATTCAGGTCAATTCGTCTTACCAATACAAGATCATGATATGGCTTGATTGAGTCTATTCCGCGCATTATTCTTCACCTTCGTCGTCTGTGTCATCCTGCCTATAATTGTTGTCAGCTTTGCTCGGTCTTACTCTTCTGCGTCTGGTCGCATTCCCCTGTTGTTGGTCCTTGTAATCCGGGTCGTACTTTCTGAATATCATCTCAATACCGAACTCACCGTTCTTGTTCTCCCACGGGAACAGATGAATAACAGCATTGGATAAATCAAGTGCTACTGGGCAATGAGTTTTGGTGTAGTAATAATCGTTCTTGTTGGCATCCACCCTGCCAGTGAATGCTAATTTCAGTCTGTCCTGGTACACTTCGACATTTCTTCCTGTTGCCATGTTTCTACCTTAGAATAAACGACACTTGCTCGGTGAAGGTATCGAAGGAACTAGCATTATTCAGCCTGTCTTGAAAGTCCTTAGCTGAATCTGGATCATCTCCATATTCCAGCTCCACGATACTGCATTTACACCCCCTACGTGTCAGTTTTTTTGCCAGGTCAATCGATTCTTGTCTAGCGTCTCCATCCAGGGCTATATAGTAATGGTCAAAACCAGCTTCTACCAACATGTGTGTTTGTTCCGCCGTCACATTCTTCCCGTATGTAGCTATTGCATTCAACCCTGCAGCTATGGCGGAAAATACACCCTCAGTTATGATCACATCTTTGTACCGAACAGCGTATGACAGGTGATATATTTTGTCTCTTGCATTCGATCCAGGAGGATTTTTGTATCTCAATTTGTGATTTCTGTATGTCCTGGCTACCCAATATAGTGTTCTTCCCTCCTCGTCATAATCGGGTAATATGATTCTGCCCTTACCAGCATGATCACTACGATCTTGCAACGGCACATTCTTCATGTTGGAGGTACCAACACCAACACCGTAGTGATTGATTTGATATTCGGTCAACCCCCTATCGAGTAGATATTTATAAGCTTCCATAAGAGGAGAAATATCCTCATAGTCCTTTGGCAATTCGACAAAAGTTTCCTTCGGAGGCTCCTTGTAGTTGTATTTCAAACTTCTGACAAATTCTTCCCATTTGGACAAATCTACCGTGTTGAATATCTGCAATTTCAAACGGGAGACTGGCCCCCTAGCTCTACACCGGTAACAGTTGTACCAACCCCGTATCCCGTGATAATACTTGGTGGGGTTGACATACAGATGATGGCTCTTGTCCTTTTTGCCGACCCTCTGCAGACAGAAAGGGCAATTGAATCGGTATTCGTCCGATCTCCCGGCTTTGATGTATTCACCGAGACCAGTGATCATTTCTCATCAACCAAACTAAATACAACCAACTTTTGGTTGTGGATGCCTTGATCTGTAAACCGATCACAGTCCACCATACCATACGTGACCCGTCTTTTCACGATCTTTTTCTTCACCATGTCACGCAAGGTAACACGAACCACTTGTGGTGCGACTTTCAATTCTTTGGCTATGTCAGCAGCAAGTAACTCCTCACCAGGCCTGCTCTTCAACACATCGTATATTTGTTGTTGCCTAGGACCCATTTTCGCCATTTTTCTGCTTCCTGGACGAAATGAGTTTCTCTTCTAAGCCGCGGTCTTCTATCTTGTTGAAATTTTGTCTAAGCCTAATAGCTAGAGTCTTCCTTATGCCAGACAATATTTGCAATCGGCCAGTCAGCTTCTCAACTTGGCTATTGACCCATGCATGTTGGGTTTCTATTTCCAATTGTATTTCAATCAAATCATCGTCTGACAACATAGCTACCACGCGCGTCTGTCGATCAACCCTTCTGGGCTGAACCTGGTGGAAATCAAAGTCACTGGAACCTTCCCAAACTTCTCTATGCGTTCGATAAATTTCTTGGTTCCCTCGGTCAGTTCTTCGTATTTGTTGGCCCTTCTGTTATCGACAGAAATATAGTCTGCAAAGGTGAGGGCCAGATCGGTTGGCGAGTTCAACCGAAGAGCTGCCTCGAATTGTGGCCATTCAAAAGTACCAACACGTCTCTTGCGTTTGGTGGTGGAGGTAGTCTCGGTCTTCACCAGCTCGTCGAGGGGCACACCGGATTCCATGGATAGCTGTTCGATAGTGATTTCCTCCGCCATCGGACCACTGGTGCCGCCAACAGGAGACTGTACTCTGATCGGATGTGCCCTGATAACCATAATGATGTTGCGAATGTTGTGCGGTGGAACACCAGACTCGGACAAGATACCAGAGACGGAACAATCTCTCGATGTCACGTATGGGAAGGGGCCGTGATACAAACTAAGGCCTGTGCCCTGCGTGCCTTCGACCAAGATATTGATACCGGATTCGTACGCTTCGTCGAGCACTTGGGAAGTTGGTTTCAAATAGGGCTTGAGTTCTTTGATGTCTCTGGCCAGGGTGGTTGTTTCTGGATCGCGCATGATGCGCCTAGAGACAGCCGATCCAACACCCTGTCCGGTTGACCCTATACCACCGACAATGGTGTTAGCCTCCCTTTCTCTGTCGGCTTCGGTGACAATCAATGCTTGTGGATCGATCCACAGCCTCTCTGGAGAAAGATTGTTATCTCTTATCTCCTCGAGGAGTTTGGGTACCCATAGCACTGCCCCTGGTGCCAAGGCAACCTTTGCTGTTTTGTTATGACGTGTTCCTGATGGGATGTGATGGAAGCAATAGACCTCACCAGACCAGGGCTCGAATACCTTGTGTCCTGCGTTTGCCCCACCACTGCGAATGAATAAATCGTATTCCGGAGCGATATATGATACTACGTTGCCCTTGCCTTCACTGCCGAATTGTCCACCTAGAATAACATCGACTCTCTTTTGTCCTGCTCTGGTTCCGATGAATCCGACGAACTCTGCCACGTCATTCATCTTCCTGGAATAATCGAACAAAGAGGTGTCTATGATGGCATCGGCATGGCTGGCCAAAGCTCGAACGGCACATTCGATATCAGTCTCGTATATCCTGAGATATGGTGCGTCTCCTGGCCGATTACGGCTGACGTGCCTCTTCTTCAAGGTGGCGAATGGGGCGAAGACGTGAACATGCGTAACCTTTGACCTTGGAAACGCTTTTTTGATTGCTTCGATCTGGGGAATAGTCCTCACACAGTCGATAACAATCCTATTAGCTTTCACCTTCTTGGCGGCATCTGCCACCCATTGACCATTGGTAGCATCATCCAAGCTGTTACCGCCGTGGATCAAGGCGAATCTGGTCTCATCCGATACGGCTTTCTTGACCACCTCATTGGTCTTCAGAATCTCGGCACCATATCTCTGCGACAATATCTCAGCAAGTCTAGACTTACCGGCAGCAACAGATCCGGATAGTATTACCACACTATTCGTCATCATCTTCCTTCGCCTTTCCACCAGTTATTTGTTTCGATAACAATTTTTCTTCTTTGCTAACCTGCCGGATGTAGCATTGGTCCAAATAGGCCATCAAATAGATAGTGGTTTTGTCAATACCTCTTCTAGACTTGTCTATGTACAACCTAGCCCTATCATTGTTGCCTTCTTGTCTGGTCCTGTTGAAGCTACATATTCCGTCCGACTTGGCCACTTTGCGCCAGCTGTCCGCGATACGCTCTTTGGTGATCACTTCCCATGGTCTATCGCGGTCAAAGATAAACCTTTGTATCTGCGAAGCTGTCCACACAGCACAATTAAAATCGTTGGCAATACCAATGATCTCAGAGTATATTCTGCCTATGCTCTGATACTCGTTTTCATGTACTGGCTTCAGCTCCTCAGGATAGTCAAGAATCACCAATCCGGGCTTGATGCCGTCATGAGTTATCAATCTCGATAGATAAGCTCGTATTTGCGGCATGGACACAGAGTGAGGGGAGTAATATTTGATCCTGAGATATCTACCCCTCAACTGGTCCAGTTTGTCAGCCCGTTCTTGATATTCTGTCGTGTTGTCAGTTACGTCATCGATTCTGACTTTGCAGAATCGGGCGGCATAACGTACGCCAACATCGACATGATCCATATCGCCGATTGTGATATGCACAACGGCTTCTTCGTTCATGATCGCGGCACAACCCAAGTTGATCAACCACTGGGTTTTACCCGATCCTGGAGGCGCCATCACAACCCACACTTCCCCGCGACCAGTACCACCGTGTTGGGTGCGGTCGAATTCGGGAATCATGGTTGGTATGCGCGAAACCCCGTAGTGTGTCTCGTATGCCATTCCCGGTATTCGCTGAAACAAACCAAACAATTGCATACCAGCACTATCGATGTCTTCACCAACAGTCAGTGCCTTATTGATAATGTCGCCAACTTGGTCAAACGCGGAATCGTGGTCTATCAGATCGGCCACTTTGATTATTGCAGACTTCAATGCCTGCCGCTTGCCAAATCTGATCACCCTCTCTCTTACCGCTTTAGCATCACCGAGATCGATTTCATAGATAGTGTCTATTTGTTCCACCACCGTGTTGATCACATCACTCGGGATGTGATAGTTGGAAGCATACTCCCGTATCTCTTCCACAATGGTGGCTTGGCTCGGTATCTCTTGATGTCTATGATACAGAGACATGGATACCCTGATCAAGGAGGCCAAGTATTCATAGTCAAAGTATTTGTAGTCTACAACGTCTTCGTATTTCTGTATGAATCCTATATCGCGCAGGCATAACGCAGCTATCTTCTTCTGGAAGGCTTCACTATATTTGTAGGATTCCTGTTTCTTCATTTCGGTGTCATTGTCTTGCCGTGTTGTTTCAAACAATCATCGGAGATACAACTACCGTCTGGATCGACTTGAATAAATCCACAATCCTCGCATATTACTACGGCGGCTTTGCCTTCTGCCCATGTTTTCTCGTCTGTGATACCAGCCAGATCTCTGGTATCTTCGCCCCATATTTCTATCGAACATTGCTTGCAAAAGTTAGCCATTATCTTAACAGTGTTTTGATTTGATTCCTGGTTTCCTTGGTAGTGGTTTCGAATTCGTGCTTTGTACTGCTATCGCGCCTAGAAGCCGCCCATGACAGTTCTTTCAATGCGATCTTGGCCCAATATTTCGAGGCCACCTTGTGTAGTGTGTTGACACACTCGTCAAGATCGTCTCCCTCTTCTATTTCGGCCGAGATAGTAAAGTTTGGCTTGACATGTTCATATTTGCCGATACTGATATTGTGCGAAATAGTCACTGAAATTTCTTTAGTCTTCATTTCCGTTATTTCCCCTCACCTGGATCTGCCTTGGGTTTTGGTTTCTTTCTTATCTTTTTCATTTCGTCTTGAGGCAGTCGCAGTTTCCTGTCTATAATGACAGGCATTCCCATCATTTCTTCAGTAATAGCAACACTTCCAGATATCGTATATTCTTCTCTCTCGTAGGTCTTCAGTCTCTTCTCTGATTGTGATTCCAGCCATTGATGATGATCGTCCCAAAAGTCAAACACGTATACTTTGTTTTCTTCGCCCTCTTCCTTTGGTCGCATACCTCTACCAAGTCGTTGGATCGTGCGACGGTATTTTTTCATCCCTGTGCCCATGATGAGCACATTAATAATCGGTATATCTATCCCCTCATCTAGCACAGTGGTGGTGATCACAATAACCCGTTCTCTGTTGTTGACGTATTGCCCTATGTCATCCACAGACCAGGAGTGATTTTGTATCTTGCCAGATGGTGAATATTGAGTGGTGGTTTTGCCGCCTTGCACAAAGATCGATTCTACACCATAATGCTCTTGCAACAACCTGGCTATGATGTGCCCGTGTTTTTTGTAGCCAACAAATATTAGTGTTTTGTAACCGCCCTCATAACAACTGTTGGCAACGGAGGCTATCGCGCTGTTACGTTGGTAGTTGAACTTGATGCCGCTGTCATACACTGCCTGCCAATAGAAAGAATATATTCCCTTGGACAACGTCTTGATGAGAGTTACAACAGGTTCAGCTAGATACCCTCTCCTGCGAAGTTCCACCGATGGTATATCAAAGATGATCGGACCAGTAAGCCCGATCAAGAGCAAGTCATCAAAGCAATATTTTTCCGGATCGTCAAAGGCGGTAGCGGTATATGCCAGTCTGTATTTGGCGTCTACTTCGCTACAAACGTAGCTCCACATTTTGGCTGGCGCATGGTGTGCCTCATCCAACATCAGAGCATCGACCTTGGCGATCGGTGACGATTCCGACATCAGCAGACGATACGCCGAATCAACCACAGAGACATAGACGATCTTATTTGGTTTGTACTTGTGGCCATAGCCCATACAACATACGCTATGGAATCCGAACGCCCTGAATCTAAGGTACGTCTGCTCCATAAGATAACCACTGGGCACCAAGATCAGAACGTTCTTGATCAGTTTGTCTCGGAGCAAATGTGCTACCGTGGCTGCGCATATTTCGGTCTTACCTGCTCCTGTGGCTGCTTGCACTATGCCGCGTCTGTTGATGATCGATTTGATTACTGCTCGCGATTGATAGTCTCTTAGTGTTCGTGTCTCCAGAATATTGTCATCAATTGTCGGCAGATCTGGAAATCGCAAAGACAGACCATGGATATCGAATTTGCATTCTCGCAGAAATGGTATGAGACCTGTCGGGAACACACCATCCTCACACAGTGCTTGTCCTTCCTCTTCCAACTCACACAGCAACCGGTATAACCGGATCTTCTCTTGCTTGGTGGCCTCCACCACTTTGGTGAAGACGTTGCCTGCTTCGATGATCACTTCAAAAAGTCCCAAGTGTAGATATGGAACGGGCCAGAATACAACTTGGATGGTACAAGAGGATAGTACCACCTACGATGCCTCGGTTTCGGAAATGCTGTCGGCACTAGTTCCTCGTATTCCATGGCATGCAGGTACTCCGACTCATATATCATGGGATAATACCCATTGAATTCATCTAGAGTCAACTGCGATCGATATTTGTACATAGCCTTCGATCTTACCTTGGAGATATCACCACCAGTGACCTCATGCAGATTGTCTTGGTGTAATTCCAACTCCATATAGGCTATGATCTTCAGTGCTATCAATAGGGATGTCGGTGCGTCGAGCTGGTTGACCTTGCGCACATGGGAGAACGCATAATACACAGCTGTCGACATCGACATGAAGGGAAAGTCGAACAGGAAAATATTGACCATGCGTCGGCATTGCACGCCGAACTCATCGAGCGGCGTGAATCCGCACAGTTGGTCCTTATACCATCTGTCGTTGTATTTGCACGAATATCCTGCCCAATAGTTGTCCATGAAAGACACTGGGACTTGGTCTGCTTGGATATCCGGCAGAGGTGGGTATTCTAATATGAGGTTGGCTTTTGGCTTGCCGATTAGATCATTGTATTGATCCGGTTGAAAAAGTTGTAACGATAATATTTCGAGTTGGTCCTTAAACGAGAGATTACGAAATCCCTCGGTACCCACCGCTGGCACACACATGGCTAGTCCGCATAGTCATATCAGTTGCGACAGAGATCTATCAGTAAATCGAGTTTTTGCCACCGCTCTAGGAGCGAAGGCATATTTATACCACAGCGGAGGGTGGGTTGTCAAGTATTCTCTCATACACCGAAAAGTGCTGTGGCCGAACCAGGTTACCCCGATCCGGCCACAAGCGGTGGCAGTTCGTCCTGTAGTGCTTGATGGGTAGCTCTAGACGAACGCTGGAGATCTAACCATGCTCGAGGTATATCTGTCAATCCCCCTCTGGAGAGGATACCGAATTCAAGTATTGATCAACTTCCTTCAGCAACTCTATTAGCCTGGGGATATCCTCTGGCTTGAAGTTGGCTCCACGTTTGAACTTCAACTCACCGTTGCTCTTGACCTTCCTGAATATCACCGTATCATAGAAGGTCATATGCTCATGCACTGTCTTATAGACACACACCGACACGAACTCTTCCCGAAACATGCGCATCAGGCGGCTATACCTGCGCTTGCCATATCTCGGTGGTTCGGGGTTCATATCATTTTCTACGGCGCTGTTGTTGCTTGATTTTGCGTAAAACATATTTGGCTGATCTGTGAGTTTTCTCTACTTTGTCCACTTCCTTCTTGCTCACCTTATCGATCTTTAGGGAGCAATAGCAGTTACCTCGACACCTGGTTTGGCCTGCTTTCGGTGTGGTAGGCAGAGTGTTGACCGTATATGGGTTATTGCGTGCCAAAGTCTGGCAATCTGGGCAAGGTTCGTCTGACTGCAACACCCAGGTTATCAACACATCCTCGCCAACAGACAACACTCGACCGGATTCATATACTGATCGCATTGCTGCGGCATACAATCCGAGACGATATTTTAGTTGTTTGTCGGAAATGTTGGGTGCTTGCGCCAGGAACTTCTTAAAATAACCAAATTCTTCCTTTATGTAGCTATCGATCCACCTGTTCTCGGAAGGAGTGAGATCGTATAGAGATCCTGTTGGCTTGACCAGTCCCACCGATTTGGTGCCCAATTGATAGGCAGTGCGAGTTACATCTTTGAATATGATCGAAGCTCGAGTTTCCGCCTTTGTCTTCGACCAATCACCATTGCGGTATTTGCGCAATGCCTCGCCGATGCCGGCAGTGAATCTGCCGATCTCCTTTTCCAGCTGTTTTGATGCTGCTCTGGCATGTGCTCTCTGGGAGGATGCAAATCGTCTGCTTCCTTGCGTTAATTCAACATCGGAAGCTTTGGCGTCACCTGGTGGACGGGCAGTGGCTATTGCCTTCGTTTCCGCGATTTCTCGTTCGGAAAGAGCATTCAATACGTGGGGTGTGATCGTATCACTCACCCCCAATACAGCACATCTCTGCCGTACCAATTCTTCGGTTGAAAGACACATTGTTTTTGTTGTGACGTTATGCGACAGGCGACAATGCGACAATCAATTGTCGGTGCTCACGGGCGGCAATTCTTGTTTCGGAGCACCGGTTGTCGGTGGCAGGTTCGCCACTGCTCGTATTGCCTGGTCGATCTCGACGATGGAAACCCTCGAGGACCCATTTCCGGATTCCTTCTTGGTGTCCTGGTCCGGTTCGGGGGGAGGGGATGTGTCTTTCGCGTCTCCCGTTGGCTCCGGTTGGTCTTTCTGAGGTGGGGCCGTCTTGGTGGGGGGTTCCTGCTTCTGGTCCAAGGGAGGAGCGTCCGTTTGGTCGGAGGGGGGCTCCTCCTCCTTGGGTTGCATGAGCTTCCGGATTTCCTGGTCTGTCAACCACAGAACATGGGTGAGGATATACTTGGACCATTCATAGGGCTTCAGATGGAGAATCTCGCCAGCCGAAGCCATACGCTCTGCAACGTCGATCACTTGCTGCCAGGCCTCGAGACGTTCAATGAGTTCGATCAACGACGGAGGCACCATCATCACTTCGAAATCTTCAGCCTCAACATTTATGCCGATATAAGCAAAGTGAATCTGACAAAGCCTTTTCAAACCTTGTCTAACAGCACGCTGCAGAGAGAAAACTCCACGTGCCCATTTGACGGATTGAGATGAAAGAGATTTAGTGTTTTCAACATCTCCTTCGTAACCAAACCAACCTTTTGGCGCGCGCAAAGATCCAAAGAATTTATCACGAAAATGGTCGATGTCAGCAATTTCATTTACGTTTGTGATGCCTTGGGTGACATCAACACGGGAATTGCTGTTTTCTTTGACTGGCCAAAACTCGTCCTCTGACCACGCATAAGGGTCAAAACGGCTATCAAAACGACCCGATGTAGGGTCAACGTATTTGCGACGTTTGAGAGCACGTCTCCAACGTTTGAGGATGCGCACCTCTTCTTCAACCGGAGATCTGCCAACATCAACAAAATAGGTTTTGCGGTCAAGACTGCGCGTGATGCGCATGATCATCAAAAGGTCGTCAAGTATCTTTACCTGTTTTGCAATGCGCTCAGATCCGGCCAGGAGAGACGTGCCATAAACATTTGGTTTTTTCTCATGGGGTAGACGCTTGCGACGATAAATACGAAAATGGATCACATCCCAAGGTTTGTAGGTTGTTTCAACTCCCGACCCGTCTCCACCATTTTGTAAGTCAAGTTCAACCTTCTGTTTATAAGCACCTAGCAAAGCTGTTTCTTCAAAACCGATCAAAACGCCTTGTTGGTTTTCGATCCTTTCAATATCGCGAGGATCGCGCCAAACCATGTGGCGTATGCCAATTTTGGGGGCAGCTTGCAAAACGCAAAAATCATCGCCGAATTTGCCGGTGTCTCTATGCACACCTTCAATCCAGTCATTGACGTTTAGCGTTTGATGAAGCAGTTTGTTTCCTTCTGTTTCAATTTTTTTGTTTTTGGCCTTGATCCAAACAACTTGTTTGGTTTCCGGGTCTTGTTGTGTTGCATCTTCTGCATATGCGTCCAACACTGACGAAACATCAGCAAGTTGATCCATTGCATCGTAGATGTCATAACGATCACGACGATTTTGACGATCGAAATTCATCGTATCGTTGTAATGGTCTCCTGGCGTTAAGGATGGTGCACCGAAATAGTCACCAGCTTCGTCACGAGTTCGTTTAGCTTTTGTTATAAGCGAAGGAGATCTAGATCCCCAGCCAAAAATGTCTCTTAGCCTGCTCTGGAACGACATCTTTTTCGATCTCCTTTGAGCAGATATGGAAACCAGGAAGGATTCCATATACTCTTATCAGCAGAAGATTGATATTTTATACAGAAAGGAAGGAAACGACGGAAAGATTAAGTTAAGTTTGATTTTTCAAATTCATATTCATCAAGCAAAAGCACCAAGAATCTTTCTTTTCAAGCTCATCTCTTTATATCTGTAGTATTTCATTATTTGGATGTCAAGTGTCTTTTGCTAATCAAACTCTTCTTTCAGTCTTTATTATTTGAATGTCTTTTATCTCTGATTTTCTCTTTTTAGATCTTCGATGTTCTTTTTCAGGATCCTGGTTAGATCCCTTGATCAGATCCACACCGCCATGGTAGCGATTCCCGAATCCTCCGCACCTCCTCACCGGAGGTGACTCCAGATTCCCATGGGAATCCTTAGACGTGTGAATAGCACATGACACGAATGTTTGTCAAGTATTTTCTTTCACTCTGTGTCGATGTGCCCGTAATTCTTTCAATCTCTGACATCAACATGACAGCGAAACCAGATTGCAAAGGCGTTTATCGATCGAAAATTGTTTATATCTTCATTCAAGTAAAAAGAAACAGTGTTTTATTCAAATAATAGATCGTAATCAACCGTCAGCCTTGTGTTTGATTGTTTTTGCTTCTCTTTGTTGCAACATCAATCTTTTTCTGATCAAAGTCGCAGGTTTTAAACTTGGCCTTGGTTGTGATTTTGTGGGTTTGATCTTTGCGACGGGCTTTTTAGCAATTTTGTCCAGTGTTGATCTCACATCTGGATGAACACGACTTGAAAGAAGAATCGCAGTGATAAGTTGCGAGTGAGAATTGTTCAAGTTTTGACGAAGATCGTTGATCGAAACCCGCAAACGGTCTATTTCATCTTTGTTTGCAACGACGTACTTTTGCAAGTCGTTTTCTTGTTTGTCTCTAACTTCTTGCTCATCCTTTAATTTGCTTTTCCATTCTTGTTTTGCAGATTGCCAAGCGCTGTAAACACCAGGAGTGGCGGCAACGACAGCGGCTGTGGCAAGAGTGATAATAGCTCTTTTTTTGCCGACAGTAGCTTGTATTTCTTCGGTGGTTTTTCCCATCACGACACCTTTGCTTTTTTGCCGTAGATTTTCTTAAGTAATCGTTTGTCGCTATCTGAGAGAGTTTGTGGTCTGCCATGCATGACCGGATACATGATCGAACTTTTGTGTTCGTCATGATCAAGACCCAATACATGTCCCAGTTCGTGTGTTAGAATCGCGTGAGTGTAGGAAGAAATATAAGGATCCGGCAGAGTGACCACAGCCGAAAGAATGTCACCAGTTTCTTTGTCGTATTTGTGTTGAGTGACCGCTCCACCGTCATTGGTGGTGTCACAAACGTCTTGATCGGTAGCATACACCGAAGTGCGCAAATAAACCATCCCAGATGGAGGAAAACTGCCAACGTCAAAATCGGATGGAACTTGCGATCCCAAATCAAACAGTTCTCTATCGGCAGAACGATTAAAATTGACAATAACCTTTCTGTAAACTTCCACCCAAATAAGAGACAAGTCATTGGAAAAATGGACAGTGATTGGAAACATGGAGATCGGCCACTTCAATTTGTTACCGTGCCGCTCCATCAAACCATAATCTTTCCATCCACCTTTGGTGATAACACCATAGATCACCATAGCGATGGCACCGATGAATATGGCACCACCGATAACAAACATGATCCAATGTTGCTTCATAAATTCAAGCATAGTACTACCTGCAGACAGCCGTTGCAATCGGCGTCTCTTTTCTTGGTACCCTCTGACCAGAGATGGCCAATAAGAAATTCTCTGGGTTCATCAACCTGCTGGGAGGAGATGCATCGGCACCACCTCTCCATGGTTGATTGGTATGACCAGATGAATAAACCTCGAAATGCAACATCGAGCTGCCAGATTCCATCCGACCCACCATAGCGATCGGCTGGCCTTTCTTCACCGAGGATCCACTCAATCCAGTCTTTTTCAACCCACCTTTCTGGCCTCTCATCTTGATATAAGGTGTGTTTAGGTTGAAGTGAGTCAAACTGTTGCCGTCTACCTCCCCATAATTGACCACGTAGTTGCCATGATTGACAAACAAAGCATACGTGCCACTATAAAAATGGTAGAAACTGGCAATTTCGCCATCGGCAACAGCAACTATCACATCTCTGTATCTACCAGCACAATCAGTGCCTGCATGGGTCCGATTTGCCTGCCTCTTGTATCCGAATGCACCAGATCCATTTGGCCCTTTCCCTGCAATGAACCGCCGAAACCATTTGCCTCTGCTGGGGATGGGCCATACTTCGGTACCATACATCCTGGCGTTGGGTACGGATGATATCTTCTTGGAATATTTTTCATGGCCAGGCACCCAATACCAAGTGGTGCCATACTGGGCAGCCAAATCGGATAGATAACCCACTATTGCACCGCCTTACCAATACCTATCGCGCCACCACACACCGCCACACCAGCAATAAAGTTGAAATAAGGCGATTTGTACCAGGGAGGTGATGCTTGTTGTGCCACCCTGGTGATTGCCTTTTCATACACAGATTTTTGTGTGTCTTTTGTTGTAGTGCAAGCAGCCAATTTAGTATTCATAGTCATCAGCTTAGCATCACACTTCAACTTTTCATTGGTGACATCCACCTCTGCCTTGCCTAGAAGATGGGCGATCTCTGCCTTGAGTTTCTTGATTTGTGCTTGGTGGTTGGCTATTAGATCGGCGGCATATTTGTCTGACATAAAATAGCCATCAGACGGAGGAACGAATTTGGCGCCCTTTTTGACTCTTTGCTTGATCTTTGGGGGTTGCTTGTCATTTGCCTTTGGCGTTTTATTCGCCATTGTAGGCGAGTTGATCAAGCTCATGAGCAAGCAAATCAGCATCATCGAGATACTTTTTGACATTTTCCACCCGTTCCTTATCTACCTGTTGTAGCTCTTCCTCAAGTTGTGCCTTCAACTTCTTGTGGGCTTCTTTTTGTTTGATGAGAAGAGCTTTCAGTTTGATCTTCTCCTGTTTTTCCGCTTGTAGAGACTTGTTGAGTTCTTCCGTCTCTGCATCCACAAGCTTCTTCTTTTCCTCAGGAGTCAGTGTTGCAACAACCTTCTTCTTCGTGAGGAAAGCAAACAGAAGAATGACCACCAATACAGATAGAACGCCGATTAATAGCCAGCCCCACCAAACCATTTATTTGTCTCCAGCCACTGCGGCCTTGGCACCGCCCTCGTCGATGACATGCTCACCGAGTTTGGCCTCAATGAGATCCATCAATTCCTTCTTGGCCCATGGTGCGAGTTTGCCCTTGCCAAGACGTTCTGCAAGTCCGAGAGCTTCCTTGGCAATCTCGTTACCGACAACCTCCTTGCCGTCTTTGAGCAGGGTCTTTAGTTTTTGTTCACCGAAGCCAACTGCCTTACCCAATACCCACTCTGCTTTCTGTTGTTCAACCTTGATGTTCCAACGACGAAGTAAAGAAATCAACAGCAGAGACAAAACGGGAGTTGCAATAGCACCAACGATCTGAATAACCGTTACTAGGAGATTCTGCCACCAAGCTTGAGTACCAGCATCTGTCTCTTTTGCCTTCGGGTCTTCTTTCTTTGTCTCCTCAGGCTTTGGTTCTTCCTTCGGAGTCTCTGCAACCTTGGTTGCTTTGGCTGGTACTGCCTCTGCATCCTTCTTTGGTGGTGTAGCATCCGCAGCAACAGCTTGTACAGACACCAGCATGAACATCAGAGCAACACTAGTAGCAATTGACCTTCTCATAATCCTCTTCCTCCTTGTTTACACAACACCTAGTTAGTTACAGAATTCGGCAGAGAGTACAACGTACCACATTGTTTGCATCTATACTTGTTATTACCCCAAAGTTTATCCTTTGCGCTAGACGCGACTCTAGTCCTTGAAACCAAAGATACTTCGACATCAGATATAGATTCCTGGTCGCCGATATCGGCAGGAATTGGTTTGCTCAGAACAATGGTGTCAGCTGTGTTGCTAGCAACAAATCTTTTAGACTTGACTTCTTTAAGAGTTGCAGGATCAACGTACTTGATCTTGATTGACATATTTTTCAATACATCAAGATCAAGTACAGCATCCTGGATTTGGAAGGAATCTGTGGCTTTATAAGTACCGACAATTTCTCCGTCGATCTCTACTTCCTCATATACTACAGACCTGCTAATCGTGACAGTATGTACTTTCGTATCTTTTACATACGAATTGGCGTGCCTATCGTCACTTCCGACTCCCCTAAGAGGAGTTATTAGACTCGCAGAGATACGGATGTAGAAGTCTATATCACTACAATTGGGACATTCAGCCGATATCAACTGCGATCTTCTAGCTTGAGCTTCTTGTATAGTCATCACAGACTCCTAGTATTCATTCTCTTTAGCGGAACCTGGGTTATTATTACCTAGTTGGTGGGAAGCTGTACCATTAGGAGGTGTGGATATTGGTTTTGCCATCCACAATATGGTGATTATATCGTTAGTGGACGTGAGGGAATATATCGTAGCCCAATGGAAACCCTGAGGCAAATTAACTATGGCTTTGGCATATACATATGTATCGTCAGCAGCGGTGACGTTGTCCAGAAAAATGTACGGTGACGCATAACCATCAGTGACAGGAGGAGCATTCCCATCGATACCTATAGAAAAGGATGAACTGACATTATTTATTTCCAACTCGAGGTCAACACTGATCTCCATATACCCACCACGAGAGTAAAAGAAGAATGGATGTTGATCTTCAAATGCCAAAACATCCTGCACCATAAAGGTTTGGGTATGGTCCGTATCGGAACCACCTGGAAGTAGATTAGCTTGTAGTGGTGTGAAGTTTCTTACGTCCCTACCGTAGAACGAAAGAGGTATCGTGTGTTCAAAGCCAGAGGGTGGTTTCATTCTGTAAGCGTGAAATTTGGGAGCAATTTCGTAAGCAGCCAGATTGTTGATTGTGTCACCTGCCTGCCCAACGTAGAAATAAATTTGGTGGAAACCGATCCTGTCGAACTTCCATCTGACTCTATCGCAAATACTGGAGAAGCTCGTCGCATTCAGAGTATCTGGACCTTCAGTACAAGAAAACCCCGTCAACGCGGATGGCAACTTCAACGTACCGTCAGTATCCCTAACCTTCACATCCCACTCAGTTGCACCAGCTAAACCGATTGCATAAGCAACTAGTGTAAATTCATCACCATGGAATGTGAACGCTCTCCAACTGCTGGCGGAAAACCCACCTGCCTTGTGATGCAACGATCTATTCATCATGCAGCTAGTATTGGTAGAATCCCTCATATCGTTGCTTGTATTTGTATGATAGATACCAACTGACTCCATGTTGATAGTACCTATCTGCATTTCATTCTTACCGGCGATAGGATCGATATTTAGTGCTGCGTCGCCCTCAGATACAGCTAGTTTATTGGTATCCCACAACTCTAAGCCCGTGACTTCAGGCTTCTTCGGTTGGAATACTGTTATTCCACCAACATACACAACAGGAGTTGCTGTATTTGCCGTAAGGTCAACAACATGCATGCCGTACGGAAGTTCACCAGCTATGTAAATACCTCCCTGGGAGATGTGCTCAGTAGAAGAGGATGCCGGTAGATCGAAGAGATGCTCTCCATCGATCGATACTTCTATTGCTGTGGTGTTATCCAAGTCAATAGAAATACCTGTCCCAATGAACCAGAATCTGACGTTGTCACCTGTCGTATCAGCGTATAGCCAACCACCCCCAATACCATCGCTGGTAAAATTACCATTCTCAAGGGTAGCTGAGGTCGACATGATGCCGGTTGCCATGTCGGAAAGGCGTACACCTATCTCTTCTGTCCTGTTCACATTCAAAGCATAACAGGCAGGACCCATGTGATCGTTGGCTTCACCGCCACATGCAAACTCAGCCAGATTAAAAATAGCTGCTATCTCTTCTTCAGTCCTGTCAGTTTCTCCATCAACACCGTAGCAATGTCCATAGTAGTACAGATCAGTGTACGCAGTGAACGCTGTAGCAGGATTTACAGTCAACGTGGTTCCAGAAATGGCTGTGATGGTGTGGAGATATTTGATATTAGAATCCATCAACATAATAATGTCACCAGTTCTCCATTCAGTGGGATTGGTGACATTAACTATCGACGTGCCGGTTGCAGAGTCTCCTTGTCCTTTGAATCCTCTTACGAAGTTGTAACCCCATTGGTGCGTTGGAGTTCCTGCTACCTGTTCTATATAACGAATCAACCTACCGCCCTTATCCCAATCTTCGGGATTGGTCGGCATTGTTGCTCTTGTTGCGTAGTCTTTGGTGTACTCACCGCCATTAATGATCGCTTTTCCACCACTGTCAACAACCTGCGAATCCTCCGCTGTCGTCGAGATGTACAGACCTCTGATAGCGATCAATTCACCATCTACATCCTCAACATTCGGAACTACAAAGGCCACGTGATGGATACCCAATGGCATCCTGACCAAACTACTATCAGAGTTTAACGCATATCGATGGTGATTCATGCCATCATAAAAATTATCGATGTCATTTTCAAACGCGTATGTCATAGAAACAACAGACTCAGCCCCATCCAATGCGAAGTTTTTATTAATATTGGCAGGAGTCCCAGATCCAACTGATGCGTCATACGCGATAGCTATACCGGAGCAGACACCGGTAAACTCAACAATAGTGAAACCACGGTTTGGTGGTTGCGGGCTGTTATTTTGTGTGGTAGTAGCGAAAGAAATACCAGGATGTGCAAACCTCGGATGAATTCCCTTATAATGCCAAACACGAACTCGAGGATCCTGCGGAGTCGAGAACGATCTTTGCATATTTTGATAATGCGACAGTTGGGTCACAAGGGAGTCATCATCTCCAGTGTCAGGAGCACCAATGCCATCAATTGGAATGAATTCCGATCCGGCCAGAGTCTTGAGATCACCGAAATTGAGGTTGTATGGATTGGTATTGGCTTCGATGGATCCACCATGTTTATCTGTTGGAGTTCCATCCGTTACATCGTGAAGGTGCTTTGGAATCTCGATCCAAGCACCAGTACCTGTTACATCGCGATCGAGGATACGAAATTTCTTACCAGCATTGTCTACGAATACAAACCCCTCTTCCACCATTCTAAAGTGAAAGCCCCTATCGCCGGTCCATGTGATCCTTCCGGTATCCTCTGCATATGTCCACGAATCCAACCCATCGTTGGTTATGATCTTGTTACCTCTAGTGATGGCACCGTTCCAGAGGTTAACTGCGCCAGCAGTAACAGTAAGTCCCTTGGCTATTCTTACCTTATACCCTGGACCAACAGAATCGATCTCGTAGATCTCCTCCCTGTTTCTACACCCAGCATATATGGTGTTTTCCCTCAACATCAGAGTATCACCAACCCTAACGTTGGCTAGCCCGGTTCCATCAGGGTCAGCACTATAATCAACCCAACCAGTTGACGAAGTATAGGAAATCGTAACGAGGTTTGTGTTACGCACAACCACGTCGTCATCCCAACCTGTGTTGTCATCGTTGACAATGTAGTCACGGAAGAACTTACGATGGAATGTCAGAGCATCATCAGCGAATTTGGTGTACGAGATAGAACCATCTGGAGGTGGTGTTTGTCCAGTCTTAACAGACTGCCCACTCTCTAGACGAGTGCCATCATACAGGATAATATCGTCGTGGTATCGTAGAGCGAATACGATATAGTTATCTCTCTTGAACAACACATTAGCCGCAGTAGTCTTAAGGTAGTTGTGAATCGTTACATCCACGACTCCGGTTGCACCTCTATCGATCTCAACTATGGCCTTAGAGCTGCTAGACATCGCCCATGCGGACCCCATTGGTATTCTTGCATATCCAGCACCCTGAATAGGAAGATCTAGGTATAGATGGTCGTCGACGATCTCAAGTATACCTGTCGTTGCATTCCAAGAAACTCTACCATCACCGATCAACTTCATGTTGAGGTTTTGATTTAGAGTTTCAAGGTTATCATTTTCTCTATCATATGAAGGTAGAGCACTATCTGCTATTCTCCACCCAACACGACTTGAAGCGCTATTTGTTACAGATCCACTGCCCTTGAAACCGATGTGAATTCCAGTAACTGTCGCTTGGAAGTCTACATCGCCAAACATATTGTCGATGGAGATACTTGTTCCGTATATATCGAAATTTCCGGACTCCTTGAGCATCATACCCGCCGATGAGTATTTCTCGTACTGAAAGTACGTCTCATCAGCAGACGATTCATCTATGACCTCGTCGTACCTGTTATTGCGAGACCAACCATCATCCATGTTCGACATTTCGCCGATTGTCATACCACCCCAATCAGCGTCGTCTGTGATACGTAGATGAGAGAAATGGCTTGTCCACACCAAAGCATTTCTATACGCTTTGGTCACAACATCGAATCTTCCTTTTTCAGCGTAGGCAATTGACAACCTACCTGCACCTGAATCGATAGCACCAATCCGGATATTCTCCAGTCCTACACTCTGCTTCATTACGAGTATATCTGCTTCAGCATCATCGGAATAAGCTGTAGGCAGGACTAACTCAATAACCCAGTCACCGGTTACTTTTCCAACAAAACCCTCGAATGTCGCTCCACCTGATGCAGAGTACAGGAATACCCTGTCACCATACGAGAACATCAACTCGTTTAGAGTATCACCAGTTTGGTAAGTTGCACCTATCGTATACTCTCGAGCGTCGTATGTAGCAGGTACCGTGTACGTCGGAGATCCGACAGCAGACATCGAGGAGAACACATCGTTAGACCCATTCCACTCAATAGCGAGACCTGTCACCTTTACGACATCATCATTCTCAGAAAGGATTTGAGCTGCTGCACCCTCACCTTTCAAAGTCACATGACTAGGGATGTGTAAAGGAGCAGAGAGTTTGAACTCTCCGTCGAGGAGCAGAGTGTAGGAGTTGTCTAGATCCTCACGAACGCTGGACTTCTCAAAGATATCACTGATCGCCTGAATTAGTCCTTGGTGACCATAGTACTCACCTGACCGATCCATGCTGTCATCTTCACCACCGTAGACTCTGATGGTGTTAGGATCGAGGATCGTCTTACCCTTGATATAATCAACGTAATGAGTACCTCCTCGGTTCTCGATACGGATGATACCAAGCTTGTTGTAGTATACAGAATCATCGTATTTAGCATTGACAGCAAGAGCAGCTGTCTCAATATCAGAATCTGATGGCAACGTGGCTTCATTCGCTACCGCAGCAGCAGTGCCTTCCACAAGGAGGTAGTCTACATCTGGAGGAGGGTCAAGGTCCTCACTCTTGTGAAGACCTATAACCCATGAGAGAGCATAGTTACCTGCGTTAGGATCGGTTAGCGTGAAGAGATCACTTTGTACAGCTGACTCAACAACTCTGAAACTCTCAAGTGTAATCCATCTACCTGAGTCGAGATCTACTTTCAGAGATGTTGAACCCTCGGAGCATTCCATACCCTCGTAGATACCAGCATCGAGAAGATCCTGAAACTCCTTGAAAAGGAGATAGGTATTCATCTCGTACATATCGAGCTTAGCTACCGTCTTGATATCGACCCCAGCAGAGTTGTACCCAGTAGCACCAGCAGGCACATCGATGATAGCGAGTAGAACTTCGTCGTCACCAAGTGTTGGTGGAACAGGAGGAGTGCCTGATGTACCTTGCCTGACAGCATATGCTACATCGTTGTTAGGTAGAGCTAGATTGTATGTGTAGCTCGCAACAACATAGTGGATGTTTGGAGTACCACCAGACAGTGATCCGACAACTACATCATCTTGCTCTTGATCATCCTCCTGGATCCACACACCATCAGGAGTCAGAATAGTCCCAAGGTAAAGCCCAGCAGCAAGATTATCTGGATCATCATCATGTGTAAATTTCAGGTATAGGCCACCACTACCACCGAGGCTAACGTTGTAGCCAAGGTAAACACCATGCCTAACTGCACCGCGTAGTCTATTGCGGTACAGATCAGTGCTGTCAGGAGATCGGAAGTCGAAGTACCTTGTGCGGGCCATTTTACCTATCCTCGATTAACGTCGAT